GAAAGTTGTTTGAGTGGATGTTGATGGCATTTGTTATCTGGATGGGTACAGTTATTTGGCAAGCAGCCTTGCAAGGTCCGAAATAAGAGGTTATAATGAGTTCACCTGAATTAAGAGCGTTATGGAAAGAAGTTGACGAGTTAAATAAGCAGGCTTATGAAACTCCGGCTTCTAATTGGGAAGAATATCAAAAACGATTGGGAATCTTTCAAGGATTCCGTCAAGCGATTGATATTATAATTGATCTTCAGAATAACGAAGCATCAAATTTTTAATGTGATTTTCGAAAGGAAAGTAGTTATGAGTTTAGAATGGGCGTTTCCAGAAGTAGATATAGGTGTAGAACCTTTGGGTTCCCGTATCTTAGTTCAATTACGTCGTGTTAAAAAGACAACTGCAAGTGGTATTATCATTGCACAAGAATCTCGTGACCATGAGAAGTATAATACACAGATTGCTAAGATCATCATGTTAGGCCCATTGGCATTCAAAAAGCGGGATACTATGGAACCTTGGCCTGAAGGTGTTTGGGCAACTAATAACGATTTTGTCCGTATTCCAAAATACGGTGGTGATCGTTTTGAAGTTGAAGTTCCAGGTGAACCGGAAGAACCAGCGTTATTCATGTTGTTAAATGATCATGAGCTTATCGCAAAAGTAACAGGTGATCCGCTTAAATTCTGGGAATACGTTAATAAGTAATTTCGAAAGGAAATTGAAATGGCTGATGAAATCAGTATTCAAGTTGAGAATGAAGAAGTTTTAGAAAATGAAGATCAGAAGCAGTTAGAATCTGACTTCAAAGAACTAGGTATTGAGTCTGAACCTGAAGTTAAGGAAAAATCTGAATCAGTAGATTCTGATGAAGATGATGAAGACGATACCCCTGATGTCGACCCTGCGCGAGAAGCAATTCGTCAACGTAGGCGTTTAGAGCGTCAGAAAAAGAAAGAAATTCGTCACAGTAAGGAAGATTCTTACAAGCGCGAAATCGAAGCTCTTCGTAACCAGTTACAAGAAGTCAACACTTGGAAAAATACGGTAGAACGCCGACACGTTGATACAGGTATCCAACAGATTGATAAGGCTATGACTGATGCCGATTCTGCTATTGATTTAGCACGTCAGGCGTTAAAGGAAGCAACGACTAATCAAGATGGGGCAGCGTTAGTTGACGCGCAGGAACTGTATTACGCGGCACGTAAGCGCCATGAGGACTTGTCTAGGCTAAAAGCGGGTATTGCACAACGCATGGCTGCTCCGCCTCAGCAAAATATCGACCCTATGGTTGTCAATCAAGCTAAGAAATGGATGGATGACAAACCTTGGTACGATACAACTGGTCGCGATATGGATAGTCGTATTGCTTTACAAGTTGATGGCGCTATGGCACAAGAAGGATGGGATCCACGTTCACCAGAGTATTGGAATGAACTCGATAGCCGCTTGCAAAAATATTTACCGCACCGCTTTACAAACTCAAACTCAAGTGCTAATATGAGTAATAGTGAGAATTCTAGAAGGAATAAACCTCCTACATCTGGTTCAGGTCAAGGAAATGTCGCTCCGCAAGGAAATTATCGTTTATCACCTGAGAAGGTCAAAGCGATGAAAGAAGCGGGTGTGTGGGACGATCCAGAAAAGCGCAAGCGTATGATCAAGCGTTATATGGAATTTGACAAAAATCAAAAGGAGTATTAAAATGGACGAACGTATCAAGCGTACCCCAGATTCTTCACGTGAATCTCGTAAAGTTGAAGATCAGCCCCGCGCTGGTGCTGATCAATCTGTTGCAGGAATTAGTGAACGTCGCAAGATGTTCCGTGATTTTATTCAGGAAGCGTTACCCACGCCTCCAGCCGTCCCAGGATGGCATTTTGTTTGGCTTTCGACGACAAGCCAGTACGACCCAATTTACAAGCGTGTACGCATGGGTTATGAGCCAGTGAAAGCAGAAGAACTACCGGGTTATGAGAATTATCGGGTAAAATCTGGTGAACATGAAGGTCTCGTTTCTGTTAATGAAATGTTACTTTTCAAAATTCCCCAGGAAATTTATCAGGAAATTATGGAAGAATATCATCATAATATGCCGAACGAAGAAGAGGAAAGGCTTCGCTCTAACGCTGTTAGTAATGAAGCAGACTCAAACGGTCGCAGATTAGGTGGATTCGACAAAGACGACGAAGGTTTCCGCTCAATGCGCGGAAGTTTTCAAACCCCTGTTTTCAATTGAAAGGAATCTAAATGAGTACCACTTCTGCTCCATTTGGCTTTCGCCTAGCTCGCAATTCGGGTTCGGCAGCCATTCCCCGCGCGTTTCCGATTTTATCTGGTTATGCGGCTTCCCTCCAACAAGGCGATGCTGTCAGTTTGTTAGGAACAATCGGTACGACCTCTAACGGTGGTACTGTTGGTCATGCCACTTCTGACCAAGCTCGTAATGGTACTGTCGCAGGTACGCCTGTATTGGGTATTTTTGTTGGTTGCGAATACACCGATGCTACTGGTAAACCGATCAAAGACAGCACTTGGCCTGCTGGTCAAACGACCCTTGGTTCTGCCAATGCTATCGCTTGGGTGATCGAAGGTGATCAAAACGAATTCGTGGTTCAAGCCGATGGCGCTATTGGTACTATCGAAATCGGTGCTCAATTCGACATGATTGGTGTTGCGGCGGCAGGTTCTTTGTTCTCTGCTCAGATGCTTAACACTACGACTGGCCCTCTTGCTGATGATGCTGTTGGTCAATTCCAACTACTGGAGTTTGTTGAAGATGGTGCCAATACGCAAGCCGATACTTATCCTTTGTGTATCGTTCGTATTGCTAATCCGCAGATGGGCCGTTCTGCTCGTGCTGCTCAAAATGCCGCTGGCACTTAATTAAGGAGAATAAATAATGGCGACCCCAATGCGTAGTACGGACTTCCGCTCAATTGTTGAGCCTTTGCTTAACGAAGCCTTTGACGGCATTTATGAGCAACGTAAGAACGAATATCAGCAGTTCATGAGCGAAGAAAGCGGTATCCCGCGTTCATATCAAGAAGAGGTTATGCTCTATGGTATGGGTGCTGCTCCTGAGATCAACGAAGGTTCTGCTGTAACCTATCAGTCCGGTGGCGAACTTTACAAGGTACGTTACACCTACAAAGTCTATGGTCTGGCGTATGCACTGACCAAAATCCTTGTTGAAGACGGTGATCATATTCGTATGGGTAATATCATGTCTAAGCATCTTGCTCAGTCCGTGATTGAAACCAAAGAAACTTTGATGGCCAATCACTTGAACCGCGCGTTCAATGCTTCGTACAAAGGTGGCGACGGTGTTTCGTTGATTTCAAACGCACATCCGACCACCTCTGCCAATCAGTCTAATCTTTTGGCAACCGCAGCTGCTCTATCGCCTACTTCTTTGGAACAGATGTTGATCCAAATTCGTAACGCTCAAGACAGCAACGGTAAGAAGATTCGTTTGATGCCTAAGAAGCTTATCGTTAGTCCGTCTAACTTGTTCCAAGCAGAAGTCATTCTGAAGTCTGTTTTGCGTTCAGGTACGGCAAACAACGATATCAACGCCATCAAATCTATGGGTATGTTGACTGGTGATACTGCTGTTATCAGCCGCATGACTTCCAACACCGCATGGTTTGTTCAGACTGACGCACCTAACGGTTTGAAGCTCCTGAAACGTCGTAGTCTTGAGCGTTCGATGGAAGGCGATTTCGAAACCGATAGCGTGCGTTACAAGGCCACTGAGCGTTATGGCTCCGGATGGACCGACTGGCGTCAAATCTACGGAACTCCTGGCGTTTAACAAATCCTTCTCCCTCGAAAGAGGGGGAATCTTAACTAAAGGAGTTTCAAATGACGTATTTCACAGGTCCTCTTGAAGTCGGAACTGCTGCTGGTTCTGAAGTAACCACCGGGAAAGGCTACGCGATTCTTTCTTCTGTTGAACAACCAATTCAACAAGGATCGCAAGTTCTTTCACAAACCACGACTGTATCAACTGTTTCTGGTTCTCATGCGGCGGTGAGTGCTACGATCACGTTACCTGCTAATTCGCAAATTATCGCTTATTATGTTGATACGATTGTAGCTGCAACAGGTACGATTGCATCTCTTGCAGTCACTGTTGGAACCGCTGCCGGCGGTGAGCAGTACATGACCTCCACCGATATGATCACAGCTACGCGCGGTTCTACAGCACTTACTGTCGCACAATTGGCAGCGATGGATGATATCGGAGCGAATACTTCAGTCGTTATTACGATTGATGCTAATGCTGCGGCAACCACGACGCAAGGCACACTTCGTTTGACTGTAGTCTATTCGATGAAGTAACGACTTTCACAGGGTGGTCGATAAACACCCTGTAACCAATTAAATAAGGAAAGACGATGGCGACTAGAGTCCTTTTACAATCGGCTATTTCAACAGGGGCCGGTTCTTCTACCAAACGTGCTACAGATACCATCTCACCTATAAATGTAAACAGTTTTCAAGCAATAGGGAAGACTTCAACTGGTGTGGGGGCAGCTACCGTGTTGATTCAAGTTAGTAATAACGGTTCAGATTGGATGACACTAGGAACTATTGGACTCACCCTTGGTACTTCTTCCACAACTGATGGATTTACAGCTACTTCTGCATGGAGTTACATTCGTGCTAATTTGACCTCAGTAAGTGGTACTGATGCAACGGTCACAGTTTACTCGGCTGAATGATCATGACAGTATCTGTTAATATCACACTTGGGGCACAACCTGTTATAGTAGGTGATGTTGTCGATACCGAAAGTGAACAAGTGTTAAGTAATAAAGAATTAGATGATGTCACTATTGTAAACAGCAATATAGATTTAGGCTCACTGGAGGATTGATCATGTTTGAAGAACAGATGCCTCAAATGGGTGGACTTGGTCAACAGGCTATGCGAGCCAATGTTCCTCAGCCTAAACAAGTAGATCCTCGTCAACAGCAACAAATGATGTTGCAAATGTACACGATTCCTTACACGGTAAAACGTGGTGAATCGTTAACTAAGATTGCCAGTGGAATTGGAATCAGTGTTCAAGATCTAATTAAACTCAACCCTGAAATTCGCAACCCAGATCGTATCTTCCCGAATCAAGAAATTCGTATTCCTAACCCTGCGGGGATGCGTGAAAATTCAAATCCAATGACTTCGCCTATGATGGGTGATATTGGTACACCTCAACCCGATCCTTCACGTTATTCGCACCAAGCGTTTGAACCTGACGGCGGTGAGATGATGCGGCAAGCTGCTATTGGCGCGGGTGCTGCTGCGATACCCATGCTAGCCGCTGGTGCGCCTGCTGCTGGCGCTGCGATGATGGGCGGGCTAGGTAGGCTTATGCCAAAAGCTCTACCCCCTGCTGGTCGTGTAGCTTATCCAGGTTCCAAAGGCGCGGTTGATTGGGCAGGGGCGAAACCTGCTTGGAATAACGTGCGTCCTATAGAAGGTGGTGTTGGTGCAAGTAACATGAGTGCTCAGGCGGCTTTAAGGGAAATCGCACGTCAAAAAGCCATGCAACCGCGTGGGATGTCAGGTGTTCCTTTTAATTCAAATCAACAAATGATTCCTCGCAACTTACCGACACCTACACGTCCGATACCTAATCTTTCTAATCGTGACCCTGCTATGTCGAGTTTGTTGCAACCACGAAATGCACCTCCTCCGCAACGTGGGCCGAGTCTTGAAGACTTATTGGCAGGATTACAATAATGCCTCTATCAATTGGTAAAACGACAATTTCTACTGCAAGATTAATAGAACATGCTTTTCGCAGAGCAGGTATTCCTGTAGAAAAACAAACACCTGATACTATTCAATTAGCTAAGGATAACTTGTTCTTTCTGTTCTCTAGCTATAGTAATCGCGGCTTACCTTTGTGGTGTGTTGAAGAAATTAGTATTCCAATTGTTTCAGGAACCGCGTCATATACTTGTCCCGATGGAACTGTAGATGTTCTAATGGTCAATTTGCGTGAGACTATTGGCGCTACCTACACTGACCGCCCATTAGTTCGCATTGCGCGTGATCAGTATTTCTTATTGCCTAATAAGGCTTCAACTGGTGTTCCTAATCAATATTGGTATAATCGCCAACTTGAACCGATAATAACCCTTTGGCCTGTTCCTATAGACACTTCTTATTCTTTACGAGTAATTCGTCAAAGACAGGTTGCTGACGTTGGTGCATTGACAGAAGAACTTGACATCCCTGTACGTTGGATTGAAGCAACGATTTGGCAGTTGGCAAAACGTATCGTGTTGTCCATACCCGGTTTAGATCCACAAACTAAACAAATTGTCATACAAATGGCTGCTGAAAATCAAATTGAAGTTGAAGCAGAAGACGTTGATAACGCACCTGTCATGTTACAACCTGATATAAGCGTGTATTCAGCATGAGTTTATTCTTAGCCCCCAAACGCGCAGGTTATTCGTCAATTGGTATCTGTGACAGATGTCACATGAAATTTTACCTTTCTGAATTGAAGTCAGATTCAGAAAGCCCGGGTTTAAAAGTTTGCAGAAAATGTTGTGATGGAAAAGATCCGTATGAATTACCTCCGCGCAAGACTGAGGATATTTCACTTAATTTCGTAAGACCTGATGAAAGGCTAGAATAATGCCTGAAGCTCTAACATATACTTCGCTTCTTTCAGATGTTGCGAATTACGCTGAAAGAAATGATGATCCATTTTTAACGCAGATTCCTCGCTTGATAATGATGGCAGAGAATCGTATTGCTTCTGAAATTCATGGACTTGGTTATATTCGCCCTGTGAATTTTGCAATGGAAATTGGCGACTATATTTATGAGAAACCTTCACGTTGGCGTGAAACTATTTCGTTGTCAATCGTAACGCCTACTGGAAGAAAGTATTTGTTTCCAAGGAATTACGAATATTGTCGCATGTATTGGCCGAACAACAATGTTACCGATGAACCTGAATTTTATTCAGATTACGATTACGAACATTTCCTTGTTGTTGCTGCACCGAAATTGGCTTACGATGCTGAGATAATTTATCATGAACGTCCTGAACCACTTTCATTGCAAAATGAAACGAATTGGACAACAAGATATGCACCACAACTCATACTTTATGCTACACTACTCGAGGCGCAACCGTTTTTAAAGCGTACAGAACGTCTACAAGAGTTCCAAGCGTTGTATGATCGTGCTGCTAAGGCGTTACAACAAGAAGATTCGGTAAGAGAAACTGATAATTCAATGAGAGGTAAGAAATGAATTATAATGATGTTTTTGGTAAATACACCGTTCCACCATCAAGAGATTCTTACGCAGCTTATGAATTAATCGCTAACACGCAATCTTATTGGCCTGACAATTACGCTGAAACAGGGTTCACGTTAGCTGCGATCAATGATCTTACTTCTACTGGGGTTTATTCGCTAACATTACCTCCTGCAAATCAAGTATCAGTTGGTAAAGAGATCTATTTAGCGAACTTCGGTAGTTTCAATATCTTGGTAAAGGATAATGCAGGGGCGTTGATATATTCAATTCCTCCGACTATTGGGTGTTATTTTTATGTAAAAGATAATGATACTGCTAAAGGCGAATGGCGTTTTGTCACTATATCGAATGTAGCGAGTTCTCCT